CTTGAGCAGCAGGTTGCCGGTGCCCGTGGAGTCCGTGCCGATGCCGAAGTGCGTGGCCGTGGCGGTGCCCGCCGTACACTGGCCGAACTGCACCAGCGCGGTGTTGGCGATGGTAGACACCGTTCGCGTCCAGCCGCCTGCCGTGCGGTTCACAGCCACGCGGGCGTAGCCGGTGTAGCTGATCTCGTTGGTGCTCTGGTTGCCCGCCTCGCCGGGGTCTGCGCTGTGCAGCGAGATGTAAAACGAACCCGCCGTGGCCGAGTTCTGCAGGCCCGCAGCGTCGCCAATGTCGGCCCAGTCCACGTTTAGGAACAGGAGGTCGAGGAGTGCCGCTTCGGCGGCGTTGGTCATGGACATGGTTCAGGCCCCTTTCAGTCTTCGTTGACAACCTCACCGGAGAACCCGGTGGAGGTCTTGGTGATCTGGATCTTCTTGCCGCCGCCGCCCGTAGACACGATGATCGGCTGTTGCGGCCTCATGTCCGCGACCTGCCTGGCCAACGATTCGACCATGGACTTCAGTTCGTCCAGGGTTTCGCTGACTTTATCATCGGACTCATCGGCGCTTGATTCTTCGTTGCCAGATTCTTCATCGGCTTGCTGCTGCTTGAGCGCCTTGGCCAGGGCAGCAAACTTCGCGGCGTTGTCCATCCGCATGTTCTCAAGCTCCAACTCGCGCTTGGCCGCCTCGAACGGATCCATCTGCGGCGCTGCGGGCTCGGGCGCGGGCGCCGGCTGCATCATCGCGCCTTCAACCTCGCCGCCGACCTTGGCCAGCGTTTCCAGCGTCTTGGCTTCCGTCAATGCCGTCTCAGCCCCGGTCTTGACCGCATCGGCACGGGCCTTGTCCGCCTCGGCCATTGCCTTCTCAGCAGCAGCCTCAACAAACACAGCGTTCGGGTCAGGCGGTGCATTCTGCGCCGCAGCAGCCATTTGCTCGGCTTCCTCGGGCGTGGGCTCCATGACGCCCAACTGCACCATCTGCTTGCGGAAGTAGGCGCGAACGTCGCTGATGCCCTCACCCTCCATGTTCTGGAAAGCCATTGCCAGCAGCACCTGCTGGGTCTGTGGATCTTGCGTCAGTTGCAGCATGCCCAGCAGCGAGCGAACCGTGGCCGAGCGTTGGCTGCTCGATGACGGGCCGAGGGTGGCCACCACGTCAAACTTGGCCTGAGAGAGGTCATTCTCCATGACCACTTCACCGTTGCGGTCAAGCGCGGGGCGCATGATCTCAATGGACTCAACCTCGCTCTGAACCCCGATACCCTTCATGCGCCGCCGTGATTCGACGTAGATGTCACGGGCCATTGACAACCAAATCTCACCGCCGCGCTGGACACCCTTGCTGTGGTTGTTCATGTACAGGAACGCCTGCATGTCCAGGCGCTGCTGCACCATCTCCACGGCCTTGCCGCTGATGTTGCTGACGATCTTGTCGCCGTTCTGTTGGTTGCCCAGGATGTCGGCAATATCGGCTTCGGTCACTTGCAGCAGCGCGGCCATTGCCGGCGGGATCTGCGGGCTCTTGGTGTAGCCCACCGGGCCTGCGGCCTGCTGGCTCCCGTCTGCGCCCGTGATCGGGTTCAGCAGCAAGTATGGGTAGTTCTTCAGGTTGTCCTCGGACCACATGACCTGGTGGCCGGCCACCTGCTCGGGCAGCATGAGAGGCTTCTCAACGCTCGACAGCGCACTGATCTCGCCCAGCTTGGACAACTGCATGTTCTTCAGGCGCTGCGGATCCTTGGCAAAGCGCACCACGCCCATGCATCGCTCGATGTTGTCGATGAACCACCGCTTGCCGTACACCGGCACGATGGGGATGCAGTTGCCAGCGATGTAGCCAGCGTCCTCAAGCACCTTGCCACCGGACAGGATGTACTTGCGGACCTTCTTGCGCTTGACCTTCTTCTGCCGCACCTCGACGCTGCCGATGGCCGACAGCGTGACCTCCAACTCGGGGTCGTTCTCAAAGTCAGATTCGGTGTACCGCTCCTCGGTGCCGTCAATGGCCTGGAACACCCGCACCGTTTCAGACTTGTGTTCGACCCGGTAGTATTCGGCCACATAAATGACGTCAGGCGTGGACCAGTCAAACTCGAATTGGTGGATTTCCTTCGGCCAAGATGCCGGATCATCACCATACTCTGCCCGATACGCATCGGGCGTCATGCTGGTTAGGACGTAGCAGGACTTCGCGTCGGCCTTGTCCTGGCGCTTGGCGTTCAAGTCGAAGAATACGCTACTGTCAGCGTCGTAGATCGGCTCAATGCGGATCCGCTGATATTCGTTCTCGTCGTCTTCTTCGTCTTCGTAGTACGCCCGCAGCCGCCACGCGCCAAAACCGCCCGTGACTGCTTCGTCGAAGGCGTTGTCGTAGGCTTCAGCAGCGGTGCTGTCCTGTTCGTCGGCGCGGTAGAGCTTGTTGCAGGTGTCGGCCAGGTTCGTTGCGTCAGTGCCGTCCTTGCTGATGAAGTCAACCGTGACCCGGTTGTTCCGGTACTCGTTGATGATGCGAGTGATGGCCAACGCGATCTTGTTGACCTCGAACTTGGGTTTGTTCTCGAACTGCGCACCCAGTGGGCCTTCCCAAGTTGCGCCGGCGATGGTGGCGAAGCGCCGGTCCTGCAAGCACTGCAGGCGCTCATCACGGACGGCGCCCTGGATATCGTCGAACTCGCGCATGGCCTCCTGGTGGATGTTAGCCAGGCGTTGTTCGTTTGAAATGCGTGCCATGTCAGGCCCTTTGCTGAGTGCCCCAGAAGTTTACAACCGGCCTGGCGTAGTGCGACGGGGTGGTTGAGTGCGAATGGCCGGCAGCGTCGGTGCTGACGGGGAACGCGAAGGTCACCGCTATGGCGTCGGCTGCATCAGGCGAGGCGAGTCCTCGGGCTTTCATCTCCTTCTTTGACTCCAAGAACAGTTTACCCGATGAGTCGGGCTTGACTCGTGGACCAACGAGGTCGTCGCGCAACTGTTTGTCCTGCGGAACGCTGGCTGTCTTGAGCCACTCCTTGACCGCGCCCCACATCTCCGAGCGTCGGTTGCCCCAGGTGATGGGGCGCAGCGCCTTCCAGCCGAAGTTCACACCGCGCACCTTGTAACGCTGCTCGTTGAGCCTGTCAAGGACGCCGTAGCCCAGACCACCCTCGTCGATGACGGTCATGGCCGGCCGGTACTGCTCGATGGCGTTGATGACGTGCCCGACGACCGTCATGGTGTCGTCGCCCTTAAACCGTCGGATGTCCACGATGTCCCGCCCCTGGCGCACGGCGATCACTGTGCTGTCGGCACCACCACGCGCCGGGTCCACGCCCAGGATGACCGGTGCGCTCATGTCCTTGTGCGGCGGCCGGCGCATGGCATCGTCCACCAGCGCCAGGCCGATGAACTGGTCGTCGCCGGTCGATGGGAACTCACCGTAGACCTCGATGCGCGCCTCGCGGCTGTCCTCACCGTACTCGGCGATGATCTGCTCGTAGACCACCTTGTCGGTGCCCTCGACCGTGCGGGCGTCGATGTTGCGCGTTGTCCAGAAGTCCCGCTTGCCGTTGAAGCACTCGTAGAAGTACCCGGTGTTGCGCCGGGGGTTGCTGAACGCGAGCCAGTACCGATCAACGATGGGCTCGGTGAAGAAGCCCGCAGCCACGGACCAGATGGTGTCGGGAATGCCACTGGCCTCATCGAAGATGACCATCATGCCGTCCTGGTTATGAACCCCGGCGTAGGCGTCTGGGTTCTCCTCGGACCACAGCTTCCCCTCGGCGCTCCAGTAGCGCGTGCCCTTCTTCAGATCCCGCTCGACCAGCGTGGTCATCCACGCAGCGGGTACGAGCTTGGTCGCCGACGGCTCCCACCAGTGCGCGTTGATGACCATCGTGGCCCACTTGGTCAGTTCACCCCAGGTCACGTTGCGCAACTGGCTCTCGCTGTTGGCCGAGACGATGACGGTCGATCCGATGCGAGTGGTGAGCATCCACAGGATGAGCCAACTGACCAAGGCCGATTTCCCGATCCCCCGCCCCGAGGCCACCGCTGCGCGCAGGGCCTGCAGCACGGCGTCCGGTGACCGGTTCTCCCGGATGTGCTTGGTGATTGTCCTGAGCACGTCCCTCTGCCAGCGGCGCGGCCCGCTGAACCGCTCCAGCGGGGTGTTCTTCTGCCCCCACGGGAACGCGAACAGCACGAACGCCTCGGGGTCATCGACGATGGTCTGCGACCACAACTGAGACATGAGCATCTGCTCATCGTCGGGCGCGTAACGCGGCTGCTGTGCCATCAGTCGTCGCTGGTGCTGTGCTCGATCCGAGGTGTGTCCACCCCATCGTCGATGTCCACCGTCGTCACGTCCGTCAGCAGCCGTGAGCGTGCCTGCTCCAGTGCTGCGGTGATGCTGATCGACTGGTTGACCTCCACCTGCTTGATGTCGCCGTACTGCTTACGGTTGTCGGCGCCCATGAGCCACTTGTAGGTGTCGATCTTGAGTTTGGACCGCGCTACGTCTTCGACGCTGTCCTCAGCCTCGGCAATCTCGACGATGCGTCCCGCCCACCACTCCGTGCGAAGCTCCTTCGCCTCCTTGTAGCGTTCGTAACGCTGGGGGTCACGCTTGATCCACCTCCAGAAGGCGTCGTACTCGATGTCGCGCAGATCGTCCCTGACGATGGCGTTGAGCGAGCGCCCCTTGGTCATCTCCGTCAACACACGCTCGAACATGGCCGCGAACGAGGCATCGAGGAGCGCACGAGTGGCTCGACGATGGTCTGCTGGACTGATGTCGAGTGTCGTCGCTGTTGCGACGCTGTGACTAGGTGTCAGCCAGTCGGGAACGGACGGCTGAGCGAGGGCCTGGGTTTGCTGCTCCATGCCGGGATGGTATCACGATGGTTGGTCGAGTTGGCAACCGTGGTTGATGTGTCGCAGTGTCACTGGCGGGGATGGGGGCAATGTTTCAATGGGTTACTGGTTAATTTGTCATTTGAAAAAATTGTGCGCGGGTCCTACGTTTTTGGTCACGGCCCCGCCGCCAATCGTTGGGGTACCCCCTGCACCCTTGATCCACCGGGCCAACCACTAGGCCGCAGCTCGTCGCTACCAGGGTGCCAATGGATCAAGGGTTAGCCCATTGGCGTATGGATCAGGCGCAGCATTGGCGCATTGGCGCAGCATTGGCGCATTGGCGTAGGGATCAGGCGCAGCATTGATCCATTGGAGCGGGTTTAGTGTGCCAATGGGGTCTATCGAATTGATCTAGTGCAACCTGTGACACTGAGACTTTGCGACCGGGGGGTCAATATCGAATTGACTCATTGCTCTTAATTCCCCGCATCCCCTCCCCCCGCCACCAGTCACAGTGTCGCAGGTTGCAACGGGCCAACCTGTCATCGCATTGGCACAATGCCCCTATGCTTCACTGGGACAATCCAACCTGTTATGATTCGTTCATCGGGTCAAGGGTTGACCCGGTAACCAGAAGGAAACGCACCATGCGACTGCATCTCGACCTCATCAACATCAACGCCGACACTATCGAGCACCTTGAAATTGACGGCTTCTCCGATCTCGATGCTGCTCACGCACACGCCCAAGCATCGGGCGACTGTGTGCTCTTCGAAGTACGCGATGCTGCGGAACATTGGGAAGGTGCAGACGAAGATCTGTACGCCTACGCTGTCGCTCACGTCATCTAACGTCAACCCGGCGAGCCTACGGGCTCGCCCATCATCGGAGCCTGACACCATGCGCAAACCTCTCCCCTTCCATCGTCGCGTTGGTCGTTTCATTGATCGCAACCCCGGTCAAGTGTTCACCTACGCATTCGCCACTGTGTTCGGGCTTGCACTCGGCACACTGGTTGCACTCGGTATTTGATTGGAGTCCACAACATGAACACCAACAGCCTAATCGTGTATGACGGCCCATCTGTCATCGATGGCAAGCCCATTGTGGTGATCCTCACGGGCTTAGCCGATAGCAGCGAAAACGCAAAGACAGGGAATCTGGTGCAGTCGTTCATCATCCGGTCGGACGTCGCGCCTACCGATGCCCTTAAGACCGGCGATGATGCCAGCGTGTGCGGCCTGTGCCCGCATAGGCCCCTTATCGCAAAGATGCTCGAGCGCGCCGGGCTTCCCTCGGCGCCCTGTTACGTCAACGTCGGGAAGTCGGTTCTGGCAGTGTTTGGCGCGTATCGTCGCGGGTCCTACGCGCGCGCCACTAGCATCGATCAAGTGCGCACCGCGCTGCGCAATCGAAAGCTCCGGCTTGGCACGTACGGTGACCCGGCGGCCGCGCCCGTTGAACTCTGGTCGCTACTGGTGAGCCTATCCGCCGGCCATGTGGGTTACACCCACCAATGGCAAGCGCACGGGTTCAACGCGCGCGCATGGTCACCGCTGGTGATGGCATCCGCTGATACCGCTGCAGAGGCCGCACAAGCCCAGTCCATGGGAATGCGCTATTTCCGGGTGAGCATCGGGGTGGACAAACAGCCCCTTGAGGTTACGTGCCCCGCCAGCATCGAGGGTGGTCGCAAGGCGCAATGCTCTGATTGCATGCTCTGCGCAGGGACGTCAAAGCATGCCCGTTCCATCGTTATCGCTGACCATGCTGCGGGGCATGCCAAGCGTGTCATATCCATCCGCGCAGCATGAGGTGCGCACCATGTCCCGCAGCAACCCCATGCACCACGCCACGCCACCACGGCCCCGCCCGTGGCCGTTCCCCGTCACGCTACCGGCGCCAGGCCACGCACCGGACCCTAAGCCCGTGCGCGCGCCAGTGCCCTGTCCCGTCAACGCGCCAACGGCGCCATTCTGAAAGGATCGCAACATGAACCCGATCATGATCCCCTGTCTTGACCCCGACAAGCCCCTCACCCGCGAAGAGCTGGAGGAGATACGCCGGGAACTGTACCCGGACGACGACGACGACGACGACAACACCGTTGACGACGAATCGCGCGCATTCGGGCCTTGGCAGAAAGCCCCGAAGGGCTGGCGATGATCTGGGCCGGCTTAGCCCTTTTGCTGGCCGCTGGACTGATCATCATCCTTGACTTATAGTCGGGCCTGCCAACTTTCTCCTGATCCTTCAGCCCGCCCGGCC